ATCACACTTCCAACAATCAAAGCAGATAGCAAAGGTGCTACAGCTGGACAAGACGACCCTAATGCAAACAATCATTTGGGTGCGGTCTACAAATTTTTTGTAGGTACAGATTGTTCAGATTGCGATATTAAAACTGACGGAACTGACAAATTTGTTGGTCACGCAACTATCGTAAACGTAGCGGATGGAACTAATAGCACATTTGTTCCAGGAGCAACAAACGATGTTATTAGCATGAACGGTGGAACAACAGGTGGAGACAAAGGTAGTACAGTTACTATCACTGCACTTGAAGACAACGTATATTTAGTAGAAGCAATGTTGATCGGTACAGGTACTGAAGCAACACCTTTTGCAGATAGTTAATAGATAATTAGTGTGGGGCTTCGGCCCCACATTTAATTTTAAGGAGAAAATATGGATTCAGATCAAACAACACTAAATAAAACTACTGGAGCTATATCTGTTTTAAGAGCGGCTAGAACAAGAGTTACTTCCATTCAAGGAAGAGGTGAAGCTGGTTCAGTTTTACTTTTACATGATGCAGCGGCAACAAGTGATGCAGGTGCAGGTAATTTAAAAGCCACTTACAAATTTGAAACAGAGGGTTTAGACATTATGATTCCTGGTTCTGGTATTTTGTTTGAAAACGGAGTTTGTGCAACTTTAACACAAAGCTCTGGAACAGACGGAAGTGTTACCATGACAATCACAGGAGCTTAGTAAATGGCTAATACTACTTCGGGAACAACAACGTTCGACAAAACTTTTGCTATTGATGAAATAATAGAAGAGGCTTTTGAACGAATAGGTCAACAGAATGTTGCTGGCTATCAATTAAAAAATGCTAGAAGAACTCTAAATATCTTGTTTCAAGAATGGGGTAATAGAGGCATTCACTATTGGGAAATAGGTTCAACAAACCTAGATCTTATAGAGGGTCAAGCAGATTACGATTTTTTTAGATCAAGTGATGATGGAACATCAGCAACAACTACAGATCCTGCTAGTGTATTTGGTATGTCCGATGTCCTTGAAGCACAATTAAGATCTAATAGAACTCAAACAACACAATCAGATTCACCGATGACAAAAGTAGATA